GAGTACTGTTAGCATGTCTAAAACCTCCAAAACAGCGAGCCTTACGGCTCCAAAGAAAGAGACTAAGACATCATCCAGCCCTCCTACCCAACATGTTAATGAGCCCGAGAAGGACGCGAAAGCGCCTGCGAAGGGGAAGACTCAAAGCAAGAAAGGTAAGAAGGAAGTTCGCAACCCGCTCTCCTTAGGGGCGGGTGCAACACCCGAGAAGTCCGACTTAGCCCGAAAAGGCTTCGCAACTCACAAGAGCACCATCACAGATGGCTTCAACTCCCACAAGCCTGCCGCCGACGGCAGGGCTATGAGGAGAGTGAAAGCCATGTCCAGTGCCGTCCGTGACGCGAAGAAAGAGACGAGAACAACTGTGGTAGCGGGATTCCCCTCACAGTATGAGCTCGACCTAGTTCCAGAATATAACGGGCTTCTCACCGTTTTTCGTGACGTAGTTCATCCATCCGACATACCCCGGTACCGAAAGGTTCACAAACCAGTGATTCCTAAAGGCAACCGAGTGTTAATCGTGTTGAATGATTGCCCCATGGCCAGTCTCGAAAAGATCTACCACCGTTTCCAATCTTTTGGAGATGGTACCGTCCACATCATGGCCTCCGGTTTAACCCTAGGGGGTCTGATGGGTATAGACATCCAAACAGGCAAGAGTCCTAAACTATCATCCTTCTGGTACAAAGAAGGTGAAGTTACTCACACCCTAGCTGTTGGATGCATCTCCCAATACCCGGACATGGTGGATCAGCCTTGGCTTGATTATTCAATCAGCCAGCTCACGGATGACATCATCATCCAGCATAAACCAGACCAGCTAGTAGGGTTGGCGGGGTATGTGAGCCACTTCGTACTCAGCCCAGGAAGAGGGACCAAACCGGTCCCGTTGGGATTCAAGCTGAGGGAGTTGGGCGTAGTGATCGATCTGAGTGGCCGTGTGCCAGCTCTGATAAGTACCAAGTGGAAGCAATTCGGTAACTCAGCGAGTGCTCTCACCACCATCCAACGACAGGCCAGGAATGACCTAGAGAACGCATATGGACCAATGTTCCTCGAATTCCTCGAGACGCGACCCGACCACAAATTAGCATTTGAGAGGGCGCGCGACGAGACGCTGAACTATTGCCAAGCCATGCCAACCATTCCTGTCCAGATCAACTCCGTTAACACCGCGTCCGAAGCATCCTACCAAGCGCGAGTGTCACGTTACAGTGACCTCCCTGGCGGGAAGGTGTTAGCAGCCATAAGCGAGAAGGCGACATTACCTGATATGATTGCCCGCCTCTACAGATTACTTGTCGAAGCCGCCAAGAAGCTGTATGCGACGTTTCTCGCGTGGCGGGACCGAGTTCGCCAAAGTGCGGACGACGACTCCGTGGACCCTAGCGAGTGGAGCACAACCTCAGAAGAAACTGAAGAGGGATTCGTGCTCCAGCCAAACAACATTTTGTTCTCGTTCCAGGCTGCCCTCCACCGAGTCGCCAAGCTTTGTTCCAAATCCTCTCATTCAGGGGTTATGAAGGCCGGCCAAGGCCTTCATAGAGTTGCCAATGTTCTACAAAAACCGTTCCCGAGCCTCAGCGATATAGACGACGATGACATATTCAAATTGTTGTTGAAGCTGTTGGCGGTCATGGGGGCCACTTTGATAGAGAGAGCCTTAGCACTGATGTTTGGAGACATTAGTGCGTTTGTCGTAGGACTTGTGGAGTTCCTTTTGCTGGTTGCAGCATCGGACTCCCCCGCGGGTGCAGCGTTGTCATGTTTAGTGTCAGCGTTGGGTCACCTGCTTCTAGCCATCATGCCCTGGTGGTTGTCCATTCCGTTACATCTTATATACGATATAGCGGCTACTGGATGCTTCGAAAAAGTCGTAGAGATGTTTCGAAAATTTGGGTTCAAGGGGGTTGCGCAGAAATTGTGGAAGGACATGCAGTTGTTCTTTCGCAACATCCGTCGCGCGATCGATTCTCATGTAACTCCGGACTTGGAGATCATAGAGGACGAATACCACCTTGTCGAGCCAGACCTGCAGACCACCACCCCCGATATGAGGGACGTTGGTGACATGCCAGACGTATCAGAGCTTGAAATCACCCTGAACGGCCTCCCTTTCCAAAAAGAAAGTTTCGAGGTTTTGCTGACTTCCTGTAAGGATCGCTCGAAAGAAAGAGTGTTGCCCTTGCTCAGCAACGTTCCCACATTGAACAACGTCACCAAGACTGGCAATGATCCAATCACGCTGATGAGCGCTTTAGGATTGCGCTTCAACAACATAGTACCCGCCCCACCGTGCGTGTCCACTTATGCAAGAGAAGCCGCGATCAAGCTCATTGAAATAGCTGAGCCAGTGCGAAAAGAATACCGCCCCTTCACTGAAGAGGAATTCCGGCAGCACATGGCAGATAAAAATTGGTCTAAGACGAAAGTTCGACAGTACGACATGGTCATCAGAAAACATAACCGGGGCGAAACCTACGACCCGAAGAAAATGCCCATGGGTCCGAAAGGAAATGAGATGCTGAAGACGATAGAAGGAGATGGGGTTAAGGCCCGGCTGGTACACAACGTATCACCCGCAGAGCACTACCCACACATCCTAGAATCGCTCGGTATTAAAAGATTTCTGAAGGATCTCGTACCCACTCTCGAGCTCAAAGGCGAGAAGTGGAAGTTGACGTTCTACCGTCCTGAAAAAGGGACAACATCCGAGATGGCGGCCCGAATGGGGCCGTGCGCCCCCGGCGAGATACGCTGGTGTTACAGTGGAGATGACTCCAAAGTCATTTTCCGCACCAAGAAGGGGTACTGGGCAGTCAGCGCTGATTTGAAAGCTGCAGACACCACCATCCAATCAGCCTTGCAGAAGGAGGTCCATAGATTTTTATCGTGGGTTGGCCTCTCAGATGCGTCGATTGAATCCAACATGCGGATGAACACGGGAATGAAAGAAGCCAAATTCTACACAGATCAAGGCGTTCAGAAGATCACACTTGACCTCAAAACGATGATGAATTCCAGCGGAACATCATTAACTACGGTCATTACTGATGTCACCATGCTACTCTTAGCTGTGCAAACCTTCCTACACTGGGACCAGGACATTAACACATTTGTCCCCTCAATGGTCTCGGCGTCCAACCGACTCGGCCTCAGGTTAGAACTTGAGGTGTATCCGGACACCACATCCAACCAACTCACAAAGTTGGGGGTGAATTCGTTCTTGTCAATGATTTTAACCAAGACAAGAGACGGGCGTCTGGTAGCGTTCAAGCGATCCTACACGAAAACTATGTTAACTCGTGGACCCACACAAGCCGATGGAGGCCTAACTGTCTCCTTCGCTGTAGCGAATCGCGCAAATGATCCGAGCCTTGACAGGACGCCATTAGGACAGGCTATGAAGAGAGCTCTGCGGCGCCACGTGGCACAACACCCAGTGCCGAAAATAGGCGTGAGCGATCCAACTGACCAATACAAAATCCAGAGCGATGACGACGAAGCCCTCACGGCTGACGACGAAATGGATTATTTGGAACGACTCGTGCCCGGTTTTACGCCGCAGATGTACCAAGACGAACTCGCCACCTGGGACTCAATTGAAGAGTTCCCCGCCTGGATACCACCGGGGGGGCTGCCAATCTACTGTGAGATGGCACGCCAGCATTATGGCTATAAAGACGACTTGACCAGTCGCGCTCTACCCTACTGGAGCCGCCTCTCCGATGCCGAAGAGGAGGAGTCTGACCCTGACTCCACAGACGCTGTGACGTAAGTCCAGCTTTACCGTTAGTGCTCGCCTCAAAAGGGCGGGAAAAGTGTAACCAACCACACGGGACACAGGAGGAGGACTAAGGATCCTCCGCGGCTTCTTCGAAATTTATTAACAACAATGGAACGCAAACTCCAGAAGAAAGTTAAGAAAGATGTCAAAAGACAAGTCAAGTCGAACGCGAACGCGCGTGGACGTGGCAAGATGGCCGGTGGTTACAATGTGACCGCCTTGCCAGGGTCTCCAAACAACTACAAGGCGCACACCATACCGGTGCACGATAAAGTGCAAGCTTGGTCCGACCTGATGATGAATCCCTTCTCCGCAAACAGTGAAGGAGTATATTCACCAATCAGCTCCAAGTTGATCCCCGATCCTTCCACAAAAGTGAGGAATTATGGAACTGCGACAGTTATTGTACCAGTACTTGGCGCGGGCAGCGTCGAGAGCATTAACATGTGGTTTTGGCCCGAAGGCACGATTGAACCTGGCGCAGCCGGTGCTAAAGAGGTCCTCCAGGGCTTCAGCGTCGGTGATCTAGGTGCCAGCAACACCAACCAATATGGACCGATTCTCAGCAATGAGAACGCTTCATTAGGGGCGGCGGCTGGCATACTCCAGATGCACGATACCTCGTTCACAGGAATCGCCTTCACTCACCCATCAGCACCACTCACGACAGGAGTAAGTCTGACAGAGTCTCTACCATGGGACAATCTGCAGAACCCTTTTCCTATCCCCGACAAGACAAGTGACACCAAGTTCAGATGCACAGCATTTGGACTGCGTGTTTCGTACACCGGCAAACTCTCCGACACAGAGGGTTACGTTGATTACTACAACCCCTACAAATGGTCAGGAACAAGTGACCAACCTGTGGACATGAACTCGCTAAGGCGGGACCCAAGTCACAGGAGGAAGTATTTCAGCAACAAGCGAACCCACACTTTCGTGTGGCACCCAAACCAGCTTGCCGAGTCGTATGCAGATATCGCCCTCAACGCATCCAACATGGCGGCTTGCACCAGCCGCACGATGCTGCGTATCGGTGGAATTCAGGCCGGTGATGTTTTCGAAATAGAATACATCGGCTTCCAGGAATTCATCGGTTTCCGCGCGGTGTCAACCAATAGTGCCAGCCCTGTGTCCAAAGACATTGTCCACGTTTCCAATGCGATCCCCGAGATGCATGGAAGGATGAATGGAGACGCAGGAAAAGCACCCGTTTCATTAGCCCAACACGTGGCCGTTCAGAAAGCAATTTCTGCTCCGCCCTCGATCTCACCAGTGGCGGGTGAGGATCATGAAAGCGCGTTGAGTAAGGTCGTAAAAGGGACCGGGACAGCGATCAAGGTCGTTAGTTCTCTGGCTCCCCTATTGGCCTTATTGTGAACAAATCGAAGATAATAGAGTAAACTATGCG